TTCTGGATATGTACCAAGTTCTTGTACATCACCAGCATATACAGCACCCATAGCACCCATCAAAATTTGAGTGTTAAGGCCTTGTGCTTGAATACGAGTAAATAAAGGTGTAATGATTGCATTTGGTTCAACAGGTTCACGGATTAAAATTTCCATAGAAGTTTGAAGCAAAGGTGTGATTTCAGAAGCCTTAACTAAATCTTTATTCTTAGGACTGATTGTTTCAGCAAAAGATTTCCAAGATACTTTTTGATCTGAATTAGGAACATGACCATTACTACGGATCATGTCAGCAAGAAAACGAGCTGCTTGCTTTTGGTTACTTGGTAAGGATAATTCTGTACCGTCGACTAATTTTAAAACTGGCATAATATTCTCCTAATTATTAAATAAACTTTACGTTAATTACAACAATCTGATCAGCTACAACTTCTTGTGAAAGAGTAATCAAATCAGAGAAACCTTGTGTAGCACTACCAGGCATCTTGCCAGTAGGACCAAATTCATCGCCTTGGAAGCCAGTACGTACTCTTTCAAGTAGACTCTTTGGTTCCTTGAAAATACTTAGTAAACGGCCACAAATCATACCATTTGCAAAAGCATCACCGACATCAGCAGCAGGAACAGAAATAAAGTTTGAATGTTCATCAAATGTAACAAAATCACCAGGCTTACCAGCACCAACAAAATGTTGCATACGATCTTGATGAGAAGCTGCACCATCATAAACATAGAAACTTAAAGTCTTGTTAGCAAATACTGCAGGAAGAGCAGCACCAGCACCATTAAGAGAGAACATAATCAACATGCCAGCAGGTTCATCAACAAACCAATCGCCTTCTTTTGCAAGAAGATCTACACCGCTACGCAAACGTGTAGAAGCGCCAGCAGCAAGGTTTGTCCAAGACATAGGAGTCCTCTTAGTATTAGCTGCAATTAAACCAGGTGTACCAAGTTGAACGGCAACAAGAGCTTCAACTGGAAGACCAGCATAACGAGCCATAGAAGCCAAAGTAGCACCAGAAATTACATCAGCAGCAGCAACAACTTTTGTACCGCCAGAAACAGCAACTTGAGGAACTCTCATTTGAACATCTGTAAAGAATTGAATCAAATGTTGTTTTTGATAATTTGTAAAATGTAAATTAGCAGGATTATCACCAGCCCATACAAATACATCATAAGCAAGTACACCAACTGGTGAAGAAATGCAATCATAAACAGCTTGTTGGAAATCTGCAAGAGCTGCACCTTGACCAAAAGCTGCATGATCTACAGCAATAAGACCACGATCTCTAAGAGCAATTACAAATTGTTCAAGAGTAACACTAGCATCTAGCAAAGATGTAGAATCAACAAATCTATTTGTTCTTACATCTAGTGCACGTGCTTCAGCATCAAGTTGTGAATAAGTAAGAAGAACAGCATCTGTATCAGCTGCGCCACTTACTTTTGCGAGAAGACCGGAAGGAACAATTCTACCATCAGCAAAGAAAGATACAATCTTACCTGCAGACATTACGAAATAGTCCTTAGATCTTTGATTTTGCCATACAACTGGAAGCCAATCAGCTGGTTTCCATTCGCCTGCTGGAACTGATACGTTGGTTTGAACTACGTTATTTGGTGTAATCTGATCCATCAGATCGTTACGAGTTTTAAACCTACTTTGGAATCTATCAATAGCCATATTTAATAACTCCTATGATTAATTGTTTGTAAAGTTTTCTGGATGAAAGCCGCGTGGTAAATAACTTGCTTGAGTAAATAAATAATCTTCAGCCGCATCAACTCCAAACTGAGTTTTAATTGAAAAATATTGGTCACAAATATTTTGTTCAAATGCATCAAGCTTTGTTGTAGGCTTAGTATTAATCACGTTTTCGCTATCTCCTAAGTGTTGAGATGGATTCTCTACATTTTTGGTAAGCAAGTCAAGGTTATTTTCGTTAATTTTTACAGTATTTTCAGTGTCATTATTTACAGAAATATTTGTGTCAATATTTACATTATTTTGAGAGTCATTATTGACACTTGTTTCTGCATCTTTATTTTGACTCTTCGCTACAAATAATTCAAGCATTTGCTTAATCTTTTCTTCTAATTCAGAAATTCTAGAAATCGCTGAATCATATTTAACTTGCAAAGATTCAATATCTAATTGGTCTTTAGATTTTTCGCATTCCAAAGATTTTGATTTACCACTAACGCAAGATAGAACTTTCTTCTTTTGATCGTCTGAAAGCTTAGATTGATTAATCAATCTTCTAGCTGCAGTAACGTGAGCGCAATCAGGTACTGGAAATGTTTTATCTGGCCCGCAAAATACATCAGTTGGTAATCTATTTCTAGCTTCTGCAGAAAGAGCTTTATCTTCCATTAGTGCAGTTAATGCCAGATCAAGTGTGAACCAATCAATATTTTGATCTTCATTATTAATAACAGTTTGTTCGGCTGTTAAATCTTGGTTTTCGTTTGACATATTAACCTCAAATTCTTTGTTTATTTGTTCAATTTCAGCATCATTATTAGCTTCAGAAATTTTAATCGCCCAATCAATACCAGAAGTACCACCCCAACCTAACCATGCAACATATCCACGATCTTTCCATGGTTCAGATTTATATTGAGGATCTACTTCTGCATTCTTTCTATGACGATTAAACATAGCCATGCGTTTAACAGTACTAAGTCCAATTTCTGATTTAGTAGCTAATTGTCTTGCACGCGCCCAACCAACAGCAGTCATACCTTTAACTTCAGATCCATATTTGTCTTTCCAATCAAGAACCTTTTGTGCATTACCTTTTGCACCTGCAGGTACTTTAAATGTTTTTTCATCTAAAGAGACAAAATCAAAATCCTCTAGTATTTCTTCGTTGGCTGTTTCTTGGTTGTCTTCTTGGGTTTCATTGGTTTTTTCATTGGTGTTGGACTCATCGGAAGATCCTCTCTCGTTTTGAACGTCATTATTGTTTTCCATTTCAAAATCAGTAAATATGATTTCAATTGCATTATTGTCTTTTATTTGTTTTTCTTTAATTGGTAATTCTGAATCAGTCATTCTTTCAATAGATACTACTTGAGAGAAATTATCAGCAGGTGTATTTACTACAGAGCCTTCATGAACAATAAAGTCGCCGCAAATAAATACACACATTTCGCCATCATAGTCTCTACCATGAGTATGTTCGCAAGGTCCATTAGTAGCCCAATCTTCATTACAAATAGAACAAACATGTCTATTGGTTGATGAGCCTGCACTAAAAGTTAAATATCTACCATCAAGAAACTTTTTAATAGCATCTTCATCTGTAATATTAGCTTTTACACGCATTCTACCAATACCAGGCCAAGTAGAATTAGTTAATAATTCATATTTCTTTAAAGAGCGATACATGTATTCTGGTTCATCAGCATCAAATGCATGACGCAATTGATTATAAGCAGACAAGTCATTTCTTAAATGACTCATAATATGTTCTGATAAATCTTGATATTCACCACCAATAAATCTACCAATAGGATCGGTATGTTGGTCGTGATGTTTTAAAATTGGTTTATTAAAAGGATTAGTTAAAGATTCAACACCTTTACGTTGTCCACGCGCACTATAAACTCTATTATTAATTTTTCTACCAGAATGTGAAAGGTCGTAAGTAATTACTAACCCCTTACCTTTAGTATAAGAATTAGTAATCAAATTATCTGTAATTTTAATTTTGTCTTCTTTTGATAAAGTTAAAATTTTACTATCAGGATTAATTTGAACGTAATCATTAAACTTAATTATATTAGGCATATTGATTATTCTCCATCTATTTTACTTTTTCAATAAAGTCATTTAAAACTTTATCAATTTCTTCATTAGATAATATCTTATCCAGAGTCTCTGAAATCAAGTTATTTTTATCATTTGTTTCATCTTTATTAAATTTTGGTGCATTTCTTACACCTTTTTGATTTTCAGGTCTAGCTTGATTATTAGATTGATTAGCTGCTCCGGGCTTTATTACATTACCCTTCATTTGAGCTTGTGGTTGGTTCTGAGTAAATTTTTCTTGTTGTTTCTGCTTTTCATTTTTTTCTTTACTCAATTGTTCTTCAGTCAAATTAGAAGAAGGATTTTTAGCTAAGGCTTGTGCAGAAGCGTCAACTGCAGAACCCATTATTTTTAATAATGCTGCGGGCTCTTCATACAATTTATAATAAGTATGTTCTCTATTCTTATCTTCCATTGGTTTTTCGCCTAAACGTTTGCGAGCTTCATCTTCTGTGATTAATTTATTTAACCACAGTTGAATAGTTTGGTTTTCTAATTTAGATTTCTCTTCTTTATCTACCGTACCAAATTTAATTTCTACACGTTTTTCAGGATCCATAATTGCATCTGTAAAACCACCTTCAATTAACAATTCATTAATTACATAATTATCAATAAAGATTTTTATATTAGCCTGTAAGGCTTCTACATCTTGAATAGCTGATTTAGATAAAGTACTTGCTGTACTACTATTTGCAGAATCAGCTTCACCCATATCCATTGGACTAACTCCTAATCCAGCGAATACTCTTTTCTTAAAATATTCTAAATATTCAATTGCATTTAAAGCTTTACCCTCAGATCCAATAGCTTCAATTTTGTGTCTATGATCAGACACAAAAATACCACCGCTAGGCATGTATTCAATTGTTTGACGCACTATATCTGTTTCTTTTGTACCATCAGGTCCATAGCGTTCAGGATGTTCGTCAGTACCAACTGTATAATGAAATAAAGGATTTAAATTTGCGTCTACTAATCCTTCTACGTTCTCTTCCATTCTTCTTAATAAAGCCAAGTCTTCTAATACTGGTAATACCTCAGGAGTACCCATTGCAAAACCTGGTTTTCTATTAGTGTAGAAATGAATCACATCTTCCGGATTCCATTCTTTCATTCGCGCTGTATTATGCATAATTTGCATAATCTTTTTTATTTCACCATTAGGTTTTACTTTGAACCATAATGTTTCAAATGGAAGAATAAAATAACCAGCAACAGGATCTAATTCTTTATTTTGATGCGGTCTAATCACACCAGAAGAGGCTTCTGGATCTCTTACTTTTACCCACATACAATTTGAATACCTAGCAAGATCATGAGCAGTGCTAATTACTAATTCATCAAAAGCTTTACCAGATACAATTTCTATTTCTCTTATACGTTTCTTAATATAATTAACTACTTCTTTATCTTTACCTACAAATTCCCAACCAGCTAGAATAATTTTATGTACTTTCTTTTGAATAGCTTTAAATAAATACGCATCTGTATCTTGAGCAATTTGCAATTCGGTAAGATCGTATTCTGGCTTAAACCAATTGCCTCTAAATCTGTCATTATAAGAGTAAGATTTATTGTCTAATCTTTTAATTCTTACGCCAGGAATATTTTCAATCCATAAGGGTTTATTATTATCTTCTAATGATTGTGCTGTTTTTTGTATATCTAAAGTTTTAAAGGCTTTATTTATTAAATTAAATTTAGACATTCTTACCTCTCTGTTCTTTTGCAAATTCTATATTAATAATCATATTTGTTCAAGCCTACATTTTCCATTTATAGTTTGGTTCTGCTTTTCTAATCTTTTTAAAAAGATCCCTAGTTTGTTTTAACATTTGTTTATCAGTAGTCGGTGGAATCATAGGCCCTCTATATATAACAACGTTGTCTATTGCATTTTCAAAAACTTTTTCAAAATCTATAACTGGTATCTTTTTTCTTTTAGGGTTAGACCCAGTTTCATATCTAACTTTTACTGATTGGATTGATGCCGGTTTATTAGAATCTTCTGGATTTTCTTGTCTTAGAAGAGTTGTTTTGTTTTCGGTTGCGGGATCTCTGTATAATTCAATGTTGTCTATTGCATTTTCAAAAACTTTTTGAAAATCTATAACTGGTTTTTTTGGTAATTCTTGAGGAATAGAATTTGATTTTTTTTGTTTTCTTTTTAAGTTTTCCAAAACGCTTGTAATACTATTGTTTTTGGAAGAATACGTTTTGTCGATTATTCTTAAATAATTACTTACATCTGCAATGTCATCAATCATACTTTGCAAAATATCTTTTTCCATTTGTGTGAATTTTCTATCTTCAATTTTTAAAGAAATGCTAGGTTTATTTGTTTGTTTAAACTTTAATTCATCTTCTGGATTTAAAAATAAAGAAAATTTCTCTTGTTTTTGTGTAGGATCGGTTATCCAAGCAGTTGCATTATTTAAATAACTATTCTTTTCATCAAAAGGAATGACTTTTATATTTTTGTTTATTTCTTTTTTAGGTTTATAAGAAGATTTAGCTTCTCTTTTTACTTTTGGAGTTAATTTTCTTTTTAAAGCTTGCTCTCTTTCCATCATTAATGCTGTTTCGTATAATATATCTCCAGTACTTCTCTTTTTTATTTTAATTTTAAAAGAATCAGTAGCTATTTCTCTGTTTTTTATTTCATCAGTTTCGTAAGGTATTTTAGATGGATCATCAATTGTTTCGGAAGAAACGGTAGTGGTTTTTTCTTTATAACCTCTATTAACTGCACCTTGTCCATGATCTTCATACCAGTACATGAAGTCAGTTGTTTTTCTTATATTTCCTTCATCATCAGTATAATAATAAAATTTAGTATCTGATTTCTTTGTTGGTGCAGCTGGAGTTAATTCAGAAGTACTAGCAGAAGTAGCTTGAGTTTCAGTACCAACGCCACCTTTTTCTGGTTCCTTACCGATATTCAATAAGGGATCATTAGGCGCTAATGGAGGTTCACCTTCTATTTGTCTTCTTTGTTTTTCTAAATCTATTAAAAGTTTTTGAAAATCACTAAGTGTGCCGTTTAAATTCTCTCCAGTATTTTCAAATTTATCTTTTGTAGCTGCATTTTGTTCTTTTTTCTTTTGTTCAGAATCATTTTCTTTATTTTCTGTATTATTTAAAAAGTCAAGCCAACCCATAATTACCCCTTATTGTAGAAATTGTTTAGCATTTGTTTATAAATATCTTCTAGATTATTATCATTTAGCTTTATGTTTCCAATTTCTTGGCAATCAACAGCATCAATATGATATTTTTTACCAGTAAGATTGTTAGCTACAGTAAGCTTTTTATTTATTGTTTCCAAAGACATTTGATTTAAACTTGGATCTAATGGGTTTGGAACAGTAGGCATTACGCTAATAGTTGGATTACCAGCATTAGTATATA